AAATTCCCCGCCTTGTCCAGCTTAAAATTTTTAGAATCTACCTCTAAACTGCTCCCGTTTATCACTATCTTTTCGGGGGAAAGTTTTATCTCGTTTAAAAGATTCTCTTTACTTGCATAAAGGTTCAGTGCCCTTGTGCTCTGCTCTATAGCTGTTCTTGCGGCCTCTTCCCGGTTCTCAATGGCTAGCGTGAATCCGTCCATTGAATGAACGAGTTCTACTGCTTTTTCCTCGTCTTGATAGAACTTCTTGTATTCAGACGGTACGATGTTATCCCCGTCCACATTCTCCGAAAGAAAGCGGATTTTCTTGTTTAACTCCGTAAGATACAGCTTCACTTTATCGAGGTTATTAATCTCTCCTATCGTGATTTTCGGAACAACAAAAACGCTCATCGCTCGCTCCCCTTCCCGATAGTCTTACTCATGCCGTAAAGAGTGAATTTCCCATGCCCTGAAAGTTTATACTGGTATCTCTCGCACCGTTTTAGCTTCACAGGGATAAGATAGGTGTTCCGCTTATCCGCTGTGATAGATGCTTCTCTTCTCCACGTCGCTTCATTGTCATAGCGAACATAGACAGTGCATTCTGCGTCCGGCTCTAATTCAATATTAAACTGAAGAGATCGCACCTTCTTCTTGTCAAGCGTTCCCTCTTCCAAATACACGGACTCAAGATACCATTCCGTATTCTCATGGTCCTGCATATCATCCGCCATTGTGTTTCTTGAATAAAGAGGGAACACGCCATTTAAAGGCTTTTCATAAGTGGAATTAAGATTCCCTGAAGCGTTTACAAGGCTGTATATTTTCCCCTCTATGTCCGCTTCTTTTACCCACAGCTGATTTTTAAGGTCAAACACATACATAGATCCTTGATTATCATTTTGCAAATAAACGTAATACTTTCCTCTCCACTGCCCCGCAATAGCATGATTCCACTTGACTTTCAGCTTGTCCGATACCGATTCGGGCATTCCCCCTTGATATATCATCACTGCGTCACGGCTTACATACATAACCGCTTCATTCACATGGCAAAGAGAAGCACTGCACCCTTCCATTACTCCCCTCGCTTCTACGGTATCAAGGCTGAAGTTTGAAGGTTTCGTGCCGTAAATCGTATGAATGTAGTTTTCTTTAAAGAACACAACATAGCCTTGTTGGCTGATAACTCCTGTAAAATCCCCGTCACTTCCAACAGACACCGCATAGCTGTCCGCTGCAGTGCCTTGGAAGCTGTTCCAATTGGTCGGGTCTCCAAGCTTGGACGCATAGATTTCATGGCTCTTACTAGAGCACCCCCACAAGCGATTGTTGAACTCGCAAACATAGTCCATATCGGGAACTTTCCGAACAATCTTCACTCCGCTTTCTTCCGTGATACTTCTTAGAGACGCACCGTTTTCATCTACTGCGGAAATAACAATAAAGTCATCCCCTATTTCCTTTATTGCCTTAGTGGTGTTCAGAGTCTCCGTGTACTGCGTGAAGCCCGAAAGCGTGACAACATCATCCCGTTTGAAATTCTTCCCGATGTTCTTCCCTTGAATCTTTACAAAGCTAGAACCTTCCGAAACAGGCGCAATGCTGATTTGCCCTTCCTGCGTGTAAGAGGATTCCATATCGGTCAGTTCTTCCGTCTTTGTGTTAAACACCTGCTTATCAGGGAAAATGCAGATATATGCGCCCATTCCAACCAGTACCCTGTCTAATTCCACGGTCTTTTTTAATGCTTTTCTTTGATTTTCCCCGTAGATAAGCGCATTCTTCCCGAACATATATAAGGAATTCTTATAAAATATTTGTACAGGCTCTTCCGATTCAGTAAAAGGCACATTCGGTTCACGCAAAGTAAGGGACGGGAAAAGCCTTGAAGATATGTTTTTCATATCTAAAAACTCATTGTCCGCCCCAACGCTTGACTGATTCAGCCCACCAAATACACCGATATTCTGTTTCACTTTCCCCAGCGGATTCATTTGCTTAAAATTCATCAGATTAACCCCCTCGGATGCCTCTCGTTATGAATGAGATAGCGATTCATGTAACTAAGCCATGCCTCTTTTTCCGCCTGGTACGCCTGTGTATCATTCGCATAGCTTTCTATTTCATCCTCTAAGAAATCAATCTTTGCTTTAATGTATGCGATATAGATACCGCTGAAACGGCTGTCTAAGAGAACTACGCTATCCATGTCATATGGCGTGTAGGGAAGAAGCACAGGAATCCCCCTGCGAACTCTTACAAGCCTCTTCTCTCCACCTACCTCTATCTCTTCCAATACCCGCATGCCTTCGTTCTGCGCTTCTCCGTCTCTCGCCCTGCTTTCTAAGGGATTCCCGATATAGTACGGATCTGTTCCCATGATGGTCACGGTGCTTTCCACCATTCCATCTCTAACGGCATCTCCCTTTAATTCGTCCTTCTCTTTATGGAGATATGCCCTTGCATGAATTGGCTTGATATGCGCTTCTGTTCCCCTTTTAAAGGCTATATAGTGGTCGAATATCTCCGCTTCCACTTCATTTAAGAACTGCAATTTAAAGTATTCGCTTGTGGCGTTTGGTCTTGCGTCGTCAACCAGTGCAAGAATCTCCCCTACTGTTATTTTCATCGTTTCCGCTCCTTCCTTTTTTATTCATTGTCCTTTATGCTCTGTATATTTTCCCAAGCAAAAAGAGAGGGTCTCCCCTCTCCCCTTGCCTATTAATCAGCTTCAACTCTAAAACATACAGGAATGATAGGCTTCTTTTGCATTTTTCCTTCCACAAATACATTTTCTTTTGGCATAAGCGTATTTTTTCCCTGATTATCAATAACGACAATTGCGTTATCGGTACATGTAGATGTGATATATTCTCCATTACCTAGTGCACGGCGAAACCGCTCCTGCTTAAAAAGCGGATACTGTTCAACTTTATTCATTCGAATCAACGGGTCTGAAGACATCATGTATCTAAGTATTTCTGGAAGTGGAAGCACTTCGCCCATTTCGAAAGTCCAGAACGGGTATTCTTCGACCCACCCCGTACCGGTACCGAAAGCCACCTTCTTAATTACGTCAGCATTAACAGCGTCCTGAAGACCTTCAAATCTTTTATCTTTCATGATTGTATCACTTATTAACTTGTTGATTTGAGCCGAAGTCGACGGAGTGTTTGCATTGTAAGCCTCTTTCTTTAAGTCAATACTGAGTGGTAGGTCGAATGTCACAAAGTCAATACTTCTCTTCAGTCCGTACATATTGATACCCGCAACGTAAAATATAGGTCTTTTCGTGCCACTTGATATCCAAGCATCAAAATAATCACCAACTGAAAAAATGAATTCATTACCATCTCGAAGAATGTTTTTTAGTCCCTCGCAGATTGCTCTTAAATTAGACTTGTGGTCTCTTGAAAGCAAATCAACCTTTGTACTGACCCTATTATCGTGGACACTTTGCACGTAAGCACGTATTCCTTCTAGTGCTGTATTTAAAGTTCTTATCCCTGCTAATTGTCCTGTATAAAAAGGTGAAGAGTTTTCAAGGCCAGAAAAATATTTAGGCAATCTTGTTACTTCATCACCTACAGTATTTGGAATCTTTGCCATTAATTCCGCTTCTGTGATTCCGCTTTTTACCTTTCCGACTGCTGTGTCAACATAGCTGTGCAACTCTTCCGCGGTAACGCCCCCAGCTCCACCGCTTGCCTCGGCTTTCTTTAATGCCTCTAGCGTCTTTGTCTCGGATTCCTTCGCCTTCTCTGCCGACTTTCCCGCTTCGGTCTTGAATGCTTCTGCGTTTGTCTCTGCAGTCTTTGCCATGTTTGCGGATGCTTCTGCCTTATCCGCATTCTGCTTTGCCTTCTCAGCATTGGCATTCGTTTCGTTCTTTAAGGCTAGCACTTCACCCTTGATTGTATTTGCCCCATTCTTTGCGGATACAGCTTCATTCTTTGCGTTTACTGCGTCTATTTTCGCTGTAGTAGCTTCGTTCTTTAAAGCAGTAACCGCTTCTTTGATGTTTGTGCCCTCTGTAATAGTGCTATTCTTAGATGCCTCTGCGGCGTTTGCATGTTGCAGTGCCTCTGCCTTTGCAGAAACAGCCTCGTTCTTCATGGTTGTGATTTCCTGCTTGTCCGCTAAAACACTATCCTTATACCCTTTTGTCTCAGCGGAAACCGCCTTTATCTTTTCTTCCTCGGCTACAATACTTGCAAGAGAAGCATTTCTCTTTCCTTCTGCCTCTTCTCTCTTTTCCTCTGCGGTAACTCTCTTCTTCTCTGCCTCTACTCTCGCCTTTTCTCCGTCCCCGATTTGATTAAACTTCTTCTCTAACTGCTCTAACTCGGATAGGCTACTCTTCGGAATGTCTTCCGTGCCAATCGACTTCTCGATGTACACTGCGCCCAGGTAAGACTTCCAACGACATGAACCAGTACTATCGAATGCGTCAAGCTGAATAAATGCCGTTCCTGCATGGCTCATCGTAACGGAAGAAATCAGCCACCTAAGAATGATAGCATTATCCGTTACCACCTTTTCTAGGTCGCTTCGGTCAATCTCCCGTACTCCTGCGTAACGGATATTCAGCTTAAACAGGAGATTCGCAAGGTCTACCCCGTCCCCCGATACCCTGTCGATATGGAACTCCCTTACCGTGGAATCCGCCTCGCCTACTGCTCCGATGCTCTGCTCCTCTGCCGGAATAAACAGCGTCTTACTTCTTACTTTAATCATACATAAACCCCTTTCTTTATAAATAAAAAGGAGCGATGGTTTGCCCACCGCCCCCAAGCGACCCTTAGTCTGCTTTATACTCCATTGCGTCGGAATCCCGTACAGCGTCTGTCTCCTGCTGAATCGCATTCCTTACTACCTCGGCAAACTCGGCGGGAATCTCTACTTCCTTGCCTCTTTCAATGCTCATCGCTCGCCCGTTTACACATACATATAATGGACGCTTATGCGTATCGTCATAGGGAAGGAATACCTTCTCCGTCTTTGCCGCATTTGTCTCTACTACTTCCGTCTTTGCCATATATTACCCCCCCTTAGTTTGCTTCATGCTCGTTATAGAAGGATCCTGTCTCGATACGAACCATGTACTGGTTTGTAAGGATTGCTACAGCCTTAAGAGCCTTCCAGCCTACAGTTGCTCTCTGATTCAACGGGTCAGACGCACCGGAAGAACCTAGTTGCTTTACGATAGTCTCCAAGCCCTCGCCCTCTAACGCTGTCACTGCGAAAGCGTCTTTTCCAAGAATCAAGGAAGAGTACACATCGATAGAGCTTGCTCCCGCATTAATCCACTTCTTCGCTTCGGATGTCTCGTAGAACTCAACGCCGGACAAGTCGAAAAGGTAGCCGTTCTTGAAAGCGGAATTATCCGTATAGCGGAACAAGTCCTTGTAATCGGGATTCTGCTGAAGGTCGAAAGCGACATCCTGCGAAATGATACCGATGTACTTCCCGTTAATTCTAGGAGCGTTTCTCTTCTTCAAGGTTCTTACCGCCATAGCGATAGCCTTCGGTGTCAAAGTCATTGCGGAAGTCAACGCAACACGGGAAGATACCTGTCCTTCTGCGTACTGAACATTTGTTCCCGCATTTACTACTTCTCTCGTAACCGTATCAAGCGTTCTTCCTGCTTGGTCGCCTAACTTCTCCTGCGCTTCCAAAACATGATTGTCGATGGCAGTCATCTCAAGAAGGTCGGAAAGCGCTACATAATCACCGTACTGCTTAAGTGCAGTTGTTACGGTAAACATGTCAAGTTTCTTTCCGTTCGGTGTCTGTCCCTCGGTTAAAGGAGTCAGCGCCTTTGCAAGCGGTTCAAATCCTCTAAACTCCATCGTCTTACCGTGGTTCTTCGGGATGTTTACCTTCTTACCGAACTGGTCATGAATCAGAGACGGACCAACCAAACGGATAAGGTTCTGATCGTAGAACACTTTGTTGTTGGACGAACTCAAGTCGTTATCGGATGCCGTGCTTGTGGTAAGGTTAAGCGGTGTCGGATCCGGGAACTGCAGAATCTCTAAAAACAACCCTTTTACTCTCTTCAATAAATTTTCCATAATCTCCTCTTTCTGCGTGTCAGAGGACTACTCTTTCTCCTCCCGATACACGTCTTATAATGTCTTCAATCTCCTTGTTGCTCATTTTCCCCAGGTCGCTACCAACCGGGGATAAGGCGGTCTTTCCTGTAGCGGACTCCTTTACATCGCCCTGTCCTACTTTAATTTGTCTTGCTGTGTCCATTGCGGTTTGCTTCTTTACCGCTTGCGCTGTCTTATCCATAATCTCGTGCATATGGATAGCCTCATACGCCTGCAGCATTGTCCACCCTTGCGAAAGCAGAGTAGTGAATCGCTCCCCAGTCTCTTCGTTAAGCATTTCCTCTTGCTCGTCAAAGTCGGGGTAGATTGCTTTTACTTCGGGAACTTGTGCATCCCACATAGCATACATTTCCTGCCGTCTCGCTTCTTCCTGCATGGCTCTTTGCTCTCCAAGGAGCGCGCGATTCTTCGCTTCCATTTCCTGCATTCTGCGATAGGCGTCTACTGTCATGCCTGCTTGGCTTGCGGCTTCAGTGAAAAGGTCTGACTTGCCTTGCAAGTACATAAAAAGGGAATTCGCGTCACCGTCCTGCGGTGCGTCCGGGAATGCGCTTCGTACCAAGTTAGACAAGTTGTCGAGCGCTTGGCTTCTCTCTCTTAAGCCCTCGTAGTCCTTAAAGCGTCTAGTGATTTGGCTCTGAATTGCCTTGTCATACTGCGCCTTTAAGTCTGCATCCTCTTTTAAGAGCGCCTTAAGGTCTTTTTTCGGAATCGGTGCTTCTTCGGGGATGTCTTTCTTCTCTTCCTCTTTCGCTACCTCTTCCGCGCCTTCTGCCTGCGCCTGCGCCTCTCCTTCTCCGTCTCCGTCAAACTGCAAAGGGTGTAAATACAATTTTTCCATTTCTTTTCCTTTCTGCTCAATCTCGGTGAGTGTGCCGTTATCTTAGGTCTTTCCCTAGCGTCTATACTCTTCTTTTACCAAACATTTATTCTTTATTCACACGCAATAAGGATACTTTTTTCAAATTGCTGTTTGACTATCTCTAAGCCCCCCATACAAAGGGCAAAATAGGACTTTATCTTTTCCCTTTCTTCCGGCACGAACGCCCGTAAATCCACCAAAAGGGAAAACTCACCGTGACTAGCCATGTAGTCTACTCCGCTTCTTCCCTTCTTCTCCGATAGGTCGAGGACAGAAAGCGCCAAAGCCTGCGTAAGAATGGAAACCTTACTACAGGCGTATGCCGTGCCCTCTTCCTCCCTCTGTGCGTGTCCGCTTGCAGATAGCTTTATCTCCTTCGGGCTTTCCTTAAATCGAATCTCTATCATACGCTTGCCCTCTCTCTTGCTTCTTCTCGTGCCTTGTCAGCCTGTGAAGTTCCTGTGCTTCGCTTTGCTTCTCCAAGCTGATTTACTTCAATATTTCCGTTGTCCTGCACTTTCCCCGGTACTGCTTGCGCTTCTTCCGGCGGGAACATCTCCGCTATACGGGTGTCTCCCGTTGTCTCCGCTACGATACCCCCTAAGCCTTGCAATAATTGCTTCATCTGTATATTCTCCTGCAGTAAGGTTTGATTTTCCGATACGGTCTGAATAATCTCTTCTTTCTGGTCAAAGTCCATCATTTTGAGCATGCCTAAAGTCTGGTCTGCGAGCTCTGGATTGAATACGCCTAACTGGAAAAGCTCTTTAGCAAATTCATTCTGCGCCACCCTAGAATAGGGACTTGCCTTCTCTGCTCCTATGGAAATATCGTAAATAGGTTTATGCCCGCCCATGTATTTCCCGATTGACTGGTCATATACCGAATCGGGTAACAACTCCGCCATTGAATCGCTTGCCATCGGGGAATCTTTAGAAATCCCGACCATTGCATAGTAATTCTCGTTATTTAAGATAATGCGGTAGGTACGAGGCACGCTGTAAAACTGCTGCATACGGCTGATAACCATCGTGATTAGGGACTTAAAAGCGTCGTAGGAAACGAGGTTCATCGTCCTAGAGGTCTTACTTGACGCTTCTTGCAATGCCGCAATAGCGGATGCTGCAGTAACGCCACCGCTTGTC